GTTGCATATCATTTCGATGCGGTCAAGTTTGCTATTTGGTTGCGTGACAAGTATGCCGTGCCTCGTGGTGTGAAACACATTAGAGCATTGGTGAGTGACATACCAACAAATGAAGATGGTATTGAAAAGCTGGTTCTTGATAATGGTGAGGAGATCACCGGCGATCTCTTTATCGACTGCACAGGCTTTCGATCAATCCTTCTAGGTGGTGCATTAAAAGAACCATTCATTTCATATGATGACATTCTACCAAACAACTCGGCATGGGCAGCACAGATTCCATACGATAACAAGAGGGAAGAGATTGTACCATACACCGATTGCTGGGCTCTTGGTAATGGCTGGGTCTGGAATACTCCACTGTGGAGCCGTCTAGGAACTGGCTACGTTTTCTCTGATAAGTATATCTCTAATGAGGATGCTCTAGAGGAGTTTAAAGCCCATCTAAAGCGTAAAGGTAAGCTACATGAAGATCAGAAGTTCCGTCTAATCAAATTCAAGACAGGCATTTCAAACCGTCTATGGGTTAAGAATGTTTGTGCTATTGGTCTATCTGCTGGCTTTATTGAACCACTAGAGAGTAATGGTCTTTATTCTGTTCATATGTTCCTTGTTCGTTTGCTTCGTGCAATCGATAGAGACCAAGAGGCACATATGGTTTCAGAGTTTGACCGTAATAGTTTCAACTGGTCATGCCGTTCAATGTTTGATGGCTTCGCCCAGTTCGTTGCACTACACTATTCACTCTCTTATAGAGACGATACCGAATACTGGCGTGATGTTGGTAGAAGAAGCTATTGCGATGTTGATAAGTCTCTGCATCGTGGTAATTCAAGAGACGACTCATTCATTCAAGCATTTGATGCCAAATACAACGTAACAAGGTTTAACAATGATGGTATGAATGCCGTGGCTACCGGCTTACATTACTATTCTACAGACTTACATTTCATTCATTCAGCTAATGATGCCGAAGTGAACTTAGCAGAGGAGTTTGAAGAAGTAACCAAGAACTTAAACACTAAGAAAGACCTTTGGGACTATCTAGCGTCCAAGTGTCCAACCGTATATGACTTTACCAAAGAAAGGATCTATCATGGCGAAGAATAAGAAAGACGAAAAGTATAAACATTCACCTGCTCGTCTTTATGAGTTTGTGCCAGATGAGAGTATAGATACCAATAACATCATCGAACTTGCTAACGTGGTTCGTGTAGGTGTGGGTGGTGACCTGTTAAAGAAACTATCACCCGAATTACAAAAACACTTTAAGGAAGTTGCGTAACGAGATTGTTATAGCGACCGACTGACAACAAGGAGAAACTTATGTCAGATATTTTCAACCAGCTAATTTCAGAGATTGATAACGAGTATGCAGGCATTGTCGATGACGGTGTTGCTGCTGGTGACGTTTCAGGTTTCATTGGCACTGGCTCATATGCCATGAATGCCTTGCTATCTGGTTCAATCTATGGTGGACTACCACAGAACAAGGTTACAGCATTTGCCGGTGAGCCTTCTGTTGGTAAGACATTCTATGCTCTCAATGTGGCAAAGCAGTTCTTGGAAGATAATCCAAACGGCTTTGTTTTCTACTTTGAGTCCGAGTCTGCCATTTCTAAACAGTTTATTACTGACCGTGGTATTGATGCCAAGCGTGTGGCTATTGTTCCTGTTGCTACTGTTCAGGAGTTCCGCACACAGGCAGTCAAGATCCTGGACAAGTATATTGAAGGCAAAGAAAAGCCACCAATGATCTTTGTTCTCGATTCACTCGGCAATCTATCAACTGATAAAGAGATGCAGGACATTGCCGACGGTAAAGATACTCGTGATATGACCAGAGCCCAGTTGGTTCGTGGTGCTTTCCGTGTTCTTACACTGAAACTTGGTAAGGCACGAGTTCCACTAATCGTCACCAATCATGTCTATGATGTAGTTGGTTCATATGTTCCAATGAAGAAGATGGGCGGTGGTTCAGGTCTTGAATACGCCGCTTCAACCATTGTCTTTCTATCAAAGAAGAAGGACAAGACACTGGACGACGAGGACGGTCGCACCGGTGCGGTCATTACTGCACACCTCAAGAAGTCTCGCATGACCATTGAGGATCGCAAGGTAGAGACTTGGCTAAACTATCAGGAAGGTCTGGACAAGTATTATGGTCTATTGACACTTGCTGAAAAGTATGGTATTGTAAAGAAAGTATCAAACAAGTATGAGTTCCCAGATGGTCGTAAAGAGTTTGAAAAGGCCATCAAAAAGAACCCTGAAAAGTTCTTTACACAGGATGTTCTTGACTTGATTGAAGAAGGTTGTCAGGCTGACTTCCTTTATGGTAAATATAATGCGGAGGTAGAAGAAGATGGAACTGGGAACTGATTACAAGTTTCGTGATGATATGTTTGATGCGAAGAAGGAAGGTTCTACCTGTCCTATCGAATTAATGCTTGACCCTTTCGCAGGAGTGGTGTATCATTACACCACTGTCGCATTTAAGTTAGGTGAGGATGACATTCCTCGCATATCTTTTGAGTATGAGATTGATAAGACAAACGATCTATCTATGGTAACATTGAGGAAGAATGAAAAGTTCAATGCTACATTGGGCTTGATTTTAAATACTCTATTGTTAGATGCATCGGAAGCGGAGGGTATGAGTGAGACTGGAACAAACGATACTAAAGAACCTGATCAAGAACGAGGATTACACGAGGAAGGTTCTACCGTTTCTTAAAGAGGAATACTTTTCCAGTATGGAAGACCGGCTACTTTTCAACGAAGTAGCCGGCTTCGTCCTTAAATATAATCAACAACCAACATTTGATGCCCTTGACATTGAGATTAGTAACATTCGTGGAACGACGGATGATACTGTCAAGAACCTGCGTGAAACATTAAAAGAACTTAATGATGACACAGAAAAGACTAACACGGATTGGCTTTTAGACAATACTGAAAAGTTTTGTCAGGAGAAGGCCATCTATAATGCCATCACTACATCATTGGAGATTATGAATGGGCGAGGGAAACAGACTAAGGGCGCTATACCTTCTTTATTGTCTGATGCTTTGGGTATATCTTTTGATCCGAATGTTGGTCACGATTATATAGAGCAAGCGAATGATCGATTTGAATACTACCACCGTGTAGAAGAAAGACTGCCATTTGACTTGGATTACTTTAACAAGATTACCAAGAATGGCATTCCTCGAAAAACTCTCAACATCGTTATGGCCGGTGTCGGTGTCGGTAAGTCACTTACTCTTTGTCACTTTGCTTCTGGTTACATAAACCAGGGTAAGAATGTCCTGTATATCTCAATGGAACTTGCCGAAGAAGAAGTCGCCAAGCGTATCGATGCCAATGTTCTTAACATCTCAATGGATGATCTTATGGTTCTTCCAAGAGACCTGTATGATAAGAAGATTGAGAATCTTAAGAACAAGACCAATGGTAAGTTGATTGTCAAGGAGTATCCAACTGCCTCGGCGTCCACTGTCCATTTCAGATCACTATTGAATGAATTGAACCTCAAGAAAGGATTCGTGCCAGATGTTATCATGGTTGATTATCTTAACATTTGCGCCTCGGCTCGTATCAAGCCAGGCAACGGTGTCAATTCATACACCTATATCAAATCGATTGCCGAAGAATTGCGAGGATTGGCGGTAGAGTTCAATGTGCCGATTTGGTCAGCCACACAGTTGACCAGAGGTGGCTATGGTTCGTCCGACCCTGACCTTACTGATACTTCCGAGTCTTTTGGTCTTCCCGCAACTGCCGACTTCTTTGTGGCCCTTATTGTCACAGAACAGTTGGAGCAGTTGAACCAGATTATGGTTAAGCAATTGAAGAACCGCTATGCGGATCCTTCACGGCACAAGAGAGATGTCATAGGGGTTGACAAGACGAAGATGAGGCTGTATGATGTAGAAGCATCAGCAAAGGACATTGTTGATACAGGTGAGGATTTCAAACCTACTCCTGCACCAACAGGTAACTTCAAGAGCAACAAATTCAAAGGACTTAAAGTATGAAGCACTATGAATATTACCACGAGTTCGATGCCGATGACCAGCTATACTGGCGTGTGTATGAAAAGGCCAGTGAGCAGGTTGTTGCGGAGTTTTTCTTTGAAGATGACGCACAGGAACTATGCCAATTCCTTGAACGTGGAGGTGGCTTCGCTGGCTTCACTCCTTCCTTTATTCTACAGAAAGTTCCTGTGAAAAACATAAATGAAAATTTTTTGGCAAATTTTGCTTGACAAATCGTCCAGGTGCCTATATACTGTTCAGACAATAGAGATTGGTTCCGTAGTTCAGCTGGAT